ATGGAAAACTTTGAAGAAACAGAAAAACGGATAACCTCCGCAATGATTGAAATTTCAAATATTATTAAATCAAATGATATGAATGCTCTTTGCTTTTTATATAAAAAGCAAGGTTCTCTCGTCGCCACTCCGTCAGTAATTGCAGGTTCTCCTATCAATATCATACCAGCAGTCGTGCGGGTCATGCAAAATTCATCCATTGCCCGCAATATCATATTAACGGCCTGTGACTATTATAAATACCAAGAAAAAGAGAAGATAGAAACAAAGGAGATGCCCCAATACTTAAAAGAATTTATTGAAGAACTATTCAAAGAATTATAATAGTAAGCTATGAAAGTTGTTCACTCTCCCAGCCCATCCACTCAAAAAAGAGAAAAGATAAACCTGTTTGAGAACGATGATCCTGAAGAAGTTGCAGCTCTTTGTAAGCAATCCGTTCAGCTAGAATCAAACAAGATATTGTTAAGAATAGATGCCCGGACGCAAGTTCTCGTTGATCCCCAAAATGCAACATTGGAATATGCGGAAAAACTACGTCAACGATATAAGTTAAACTATCACCATAAAGCCGTAGGAGGGCGTAAAAAAAGGTAATACTATGTATGTAGACATCGACAATCGTGGTTTACTCACCAATAATGATATTCATCCAATAGATGCTCAACATCTTTTAGAGATAATTCAGCAAGCAGACACGCAACTTTTATCCAGTCCTATTGAAGTCCTTAGAAAACAGCTTCATTTGCAACTCGAAGAACTTGTTTTCTCCGTACCAAATAAAAAACCATAGCTATGAATTTTACTGATGATGATATAAAACGCATCAAGGACGCATCCGCCAGTCGCCTGATTGATGTGGTACAAGACTTCCAAAATCTCCGTAAGTCTGGAACTAGTTACGTATGCGACTGCCCAGTATGCAAGGCATCGAAGAAATTTAGCATCCACCCGGTCAAAGATATTTATGGCTGTTTCTCCTGCCATCAAATTAATGGAGTCGGCGCACTTGACTATTTAATGAGAGTTGAGAAAAAAGAATTCCCGGATGCTCTTGAATATCTGGCACACAAATTCAACGTCATTCTTGATCAGCGTCCGGAACAGAAAAAAAAGGCGACCGAGAAGATGAAGAAAGGAAGTAAAAAAGCTAAAGGCAATGACGTCGCCAGCTTTTGTGCTAAAATGCTTTCTGATTCAGGGCTGACTTTTGAAGATGTCACAGCTAAAATTTATAAAACCGGTGATACTAAGTCAATTTTTGAAACACGCACATTTCGTCCTGGTACAATAAATGAATCCGGAGAAATTGATTCATCCGGAGACGACGTGATCATAGAATATTATGACCTCGAAGGTATGCCGGTTACCTATTCCAGAAAAGATCATCGTAAAAAAGACACAGGTGAACGGAAAGACTATTTTCGGATACGATGGCAATTTCCAGATGCACATTTAGACAAAGAAGGGAAACCATTCAAATATAAATCACCTTCAGGAAGTGGTACGCCTATCTATATTCCAGAGAAACTACGCCGTATGTATAAGGAGAAACAGCAAATCCCCAGACTCTATATTCAAGAGGGAGAAAAAAAGGCAGAGAAGGCTTGCAAACACGGAGTTCCTTCAATTGCAGTTTCTGGCATTCAGAATTTAGGTAGTAAAGAAAACAACTCTCTTCCGGAAGATCTAGTAAAGATTATCACAACATGTGGTGTTAAAGAAGTTGCATTCATATTTGACTCTGATTGGGATGATATCAGCACTAATATCCGACTTAATGACCGTGTCGAAAAACGTCCTTACTGCTTTTTCTACGCTGCCAAAAACTTCAAAGAGTATATGCGTACTCTTAAGAATCGAAATATCTATGTAGAAGTTTATGTCGGTCACATTCAGAAAAATGAAGCTGGAGACAAAGGTTTGGACGATCTGCTTTCAAATACCCTTAAGGATCATGAAGATGAACTGACCAAGGATATCGAATTTGCGTGCAATCAAAAAAAAGGTCTTGGAAAATACGTTGAAATGTTCAAGGTTACAACTTGGACCGATCACAAATTACAAGAATTATGGTGTCTACATTCTCATGAAGCATTTGCCGAACGTCATAAGGATATTCTCAAAAACCTTCCCGAATTTGTGTTCGGGAGATATCGATGGAAGTTCGATGACACAGGCAAAGTTGTTTTGGCACAACCTTTCGATGATGATGAAAAATTTTGGGAAGAAGTAGAGAAAAAAGACCGGGGAGGCGACCCACGTATTGAATATCAATTCTGCTATGTCAATTCCCATAATTTTCTGCAAAATCGTGGTTTTGGTCGACTTCGTCGGCTTGATAAAACCTATCAATTTATCCATCTGGACCCACCAGTTGTTCAAGCAATCGACGCATCGGATGCACGAGACTATTTATTTCAATTTGCAAAACACTATTGCAAAAAGGAAGTAAATGAGATGCTTATCAAAGGTGTATCCCAATATGTAGGCCCAGACAAACTATCACTACTCAATTTCATTGAACCCAATTTTATAAAACCTAATAGAGAAAGCCAATATTTTTATTTTGATACCAAATGTTGGTATATAACCAAAGACAATGTACAAGAAATGGGATATGAAAATATCAGTCACCATATATGGGCAGAACAACGAAAAATGATTCCAGCCAAGTACCTAGGTTATCCATTAATCACATTCAGGGTAGATCAAGAAAATCATTATACCTATTCTATCTCAGAAGATGGGGAAAAATGTCATTATCTCCAATTTCTGAAAAACACCAGCAATTTCTCCTGGCGAAAGTCAGAAGTAGAAAAAGATGCCGATGAAGAAAATGAAAATAGGATTCATCTTTTGAGTAAGTTATGTGCAATCGGCTATATGATAATGGAAGCAAAAGATAATAATGTTTCAAAAGCTGTTGTTGGAATGGACGGAAAACAATCTGAAGTAGGTGATTCTAATGGCCGAAGTGGTAAGTCTTTAATTGGAGAACTCATGCGCTGCGCTGTTCCCACTGCTTACATACCTGGAAAAAGAAGTGACCTCTTCAATGACCAATTCGTTTGGAATGATGTACTTGAAAACACCAAACTAGTATTCATAGATGACGTACTACAGAACTTCAATTTTGAGTTTCTATTCCCCAATATTACTGGAGACTGGAGTGTAAACTATAAAGGAGGCAGAAGAATCACTCTACCTTTTTCCGCATCTCCCAAAATCTACATTGCCACCAATCATGCAATTCGTGGTAGTGGTTCCAGCTTCACTGATCGACAATGGCTCCTCGCCTTTTCTGATTACTATAATGATTCACGCAAGCCTATTGATGACTTCGGTACCCTCTTTTTTTCCGAATGGGATTTCGACCAATGGAATCTCACTTGGAACTTATTGGCCAACTGCATACAACTTTATCTTCAGTTTGGAGTTGTACAAGCCCCCGGAGAACGGCTTGAGCAACGGAAACTCCGACAGGAAATGGGTGAAACCCTCATATCCTGGGCAGACGAATATTTCTCTTCAAATGAACATTTGAATCAGCGTCTTGTCCGGAAAGACTTATATGATGCCTTTTGTACATATGACCCTGCTCAAAGAAAGTTTATATCACCGACTGCATTTAAAAAGAAGTTCATAATGTATTGTGACTGGAAGGGCTACATATTCAATCCACATAAATATGACAGTAAAACTGGCAAGCCCTTCCAACTAGATAAAGATGGCCGCCCCGTTATCGACGATAAAGCTGGAGGAATAGAATATTTTACCGTTGGAACTGGATCCTATACAGGAGATGGGATTTCAGACGACGATGCAGAAAAAGAACAAACCCTAATAGACTTTTGAGAACATGGAAAAGTTAACATTACAGCAAGTTTGTCTCAAATCAAATAAAGAAAGGAGTATTTATGACAGTAGGAGAATTAATTGCAGAACTGGAAAAGTATGATAAAGATTACGAAGTAAACTTTGATTTAGATACTGGAGATAACGAGTTATCAGATATTGTGCAAATATCTGAAATTTACGAAGGTAGTATGTGGAATGTAGTTTTGAAGTAATACAGAACTAGATATGAATATAAAATATGAAGACATAACGGCTATAATGCACGTCGTTTGCTATGCTGATGTATTGTTAGATAGCAAGATAAAAGAACTTGAACAGCGAGGATTCAACAATGTTGCAGACAAATATCGCCCTAAAAAAGAAGAAATAAAGAAGGGAATGGATGCACTCCAAAAAATAAGGAAAGAACTTCATTTGAAGGATGATTATGCCTACAGTGAAAAGTTTAGAAAGTAGTGTTTGACGTATAATAATAAAGAAATGAATAGTGATGGTAATAAAATTCTAGATGCTATTAAGAGAATGGCAGCAGATGACAATAAAGGTTTGAGAATGACCACTACGATAGTCGATGTTAAAGATGATCCGCGCGGCTCAATCGTTGGTTTTGGGGTTGAAAAAGTTTGCGGAGATGATGCATTCGCCCAAACAATGGGTTTACCAGGTAAGTATATTGCATGTGCCTTTTTTATAGATCGAGAAGAATTAAAGAAATACCTCTAAATTAAGCAGATATGAAAATGCAGAGTTACAAAGAAGTATTAGGAGAAGTTATGCCTATATACCATCAGGATCCTGATCGATTCATGCGATTTTACCATGCAGTCAACAATATTTTGGCTGCTATTCCTGAAGGTGAAAGTATCCGTATTGATGAACATTGCAAGCCAGCAGCACGTGATCTATTCATAAAGATAGCCACTATGTACATAATGGAAGAAATGATGCGAAAGAATTGTTTAGACGGTTACCTGGAATTCTCTGATGATTATAATTCCATTCGACATGTACCGAAAATGGTTCCAGCTACATCCAAACCCCATTTCTACTCGAATCGCAGATGATTATAGTATCCCAATTTATTACTCTGTAAAGATACAATTTTCCACTTTAATATGCAACATTATGACGATAAAAAAAGAGAATAAAATAATGGTTATTATTGCACCGACAACAGACGATCGAGAGCAACTCATATCGCGTTTGGCCGTTCGTTTAGGATTTGCTAAAGTACCTTCAGATGCAAAGAAGATCATACGCAAAGATATCTATTCAACAGACCTACCAACAGCCTATTTTGTGCTATGCAGCAATTATAACTTTCGTGGTTCTATCATCACGACACAAAAGCTGTATGAGCTTGCAGCAAAAGGGATTTGCATAGTCGTTGGCGTTAAATCTTTACCTCGTGAATATGAACTAATTTCTCAAGTGTTTTATCCTGATGATTTGCGCTAACATAAGTCGAATCATTTCTGTTATATACACGATAGTATTATTGCCCGGTGCGCTTCAGCGTACCGGGTTTTCTTTTCCGCTCCCCTCGCCTCCCCTTCATTTTATCAAAAACGTTTTGAACAAATGTGCATGGAATAGAGAGAGATGCAGGAAGGGGCATATATATATTATTTTTATTTTTTATTTCTTTCTTAAAAATACCCTATCTAAAAATAGTAGAAAATTTTGTGCTTTCGTGCAAAACCTATATTTTCAACATTTATTACATTAATAATCAAACATTTATACATTGTACGATTTTTGCACAAAATCGCACAATCTGCACAAAAGTGTACAAAATCGTATTTTGTACGGAACACGATAATATCGTACTGAAAAGTACGGATTTTCGTACGAGGATAACATTCTAATATTCAACAGATAACCCAATCATTCAATAGAAAAATGCACAGTTGCACAAAAAAATAGTACGCATTTGCAAAGGGGGGATTAAAATTAAACACATTTTTTATTACCAAAGAAGCATTATTCAGTTCTTTTTTGTATATTAGCTCCACACCTAAACCACTATGATTTATATGATTACTACTAAGATTGAAGTTCCCCCACATCTTAAGGAGTATCTGATCGGAAAGTTCTGTGACATGCAGGACTCTCCGATTCATTTCCCAGACAAGACTGATATCTATCATACTATTTATGACCTGCTTGAACGCCGCCCAATCAATATACCACCTATTGATCAGGGTAATCTTGAAATTTATCTTCCAGAACGCAGTACAGGCAAAAATCCTAAGACTTATAACTATTTAGGAAAACGATCACAAATTATTCTCGTTAGAAAAATTGACCGGATGCTGTGGGCAGAAGTACACGATTTCCTGGACGAGCAAAAACATAGTTACGGAATTACATATATTAATGGAATACATAATTTCATGACTATGTATGGTATTGACTCCATCACGGAAGATGCATTCAAGAAAAACTACTACCGATGGAGAGCTGATATTCGTCGAAAAGAGAAAAAAAGGAGCTATAATCGCTTAAAAAAATAACTGAGCAAGTGTAGTTAAATGTCCCTTTTTTGTTCGAAAAGTGTTCCAAAAATGCGTACTAATTGAAAATCAATAAATTATGAGAGAAATCAACAATATGGGAGGCATATTATTCGCTGATATCCTATACAAAAATGAAATATCCCTATTTGCTGTTCATCAGAATACAGCATGTATCCAAATTAGAGAGGGACATGACTGGCATCGTCTCCCTACAATAGGAATTATCGAATCTCCTACTGTTACCTCCAATGAATCAGCTGCAGGAATTACATACAAACATTCAGCAACAATAAAACTTTGCCAAACAGTGTTCACTCGTGAAACTGTGAACGATTTACGCAATAGAATAATAGAAGGATGTATTTTGCGCTGCCAAGATCCTGCCAATAATAAATATATATATGGAACTGGTACATATTTACTATTCGGGGAACTAACCAAGGTTGTCGGCAAAAAAGTCACTGATTTCACAGGGTATGAACTCAAATTATCCGGGACTTCACAATATCCTCTTCTTCAGTATTACAGTATATAATCCGTCCTTCTATAGGTTTTTCAATAAACGTATCATTGCATCAAAATAAGTGCAATGAGCCAAAAACGTATCATTCTTTCTGATTCATCACTCAACTGCTACGGCTATCGAGTTCTTACTTCTGGAATGTCAATTGAAGCATTCAAAAAGAATCCGATCATGCTATATATGCATTTCCGCGATGAAGGGTCACCCTATTGGGGGGACTACAAAGCTATCGGCCATTGGGAGGATATACAGCTTAATGGTGACGAACTTTCTGCCATTCCTATTTTCGACAAAGTTGATGACTTATCAAAAGAAATTGCCGCAAAATACGAAGCAGGGACTTTCAATGCCGCAAGTGTGGGTATCAAGATTATAGCTACATCAGCAAACAAAGATGTTTTGTTACCTGGTCAAACCAGAGAAACTGTCACTGAATGTGAGTTGAGAGAAGCATCGATTGTAGATATCCCAGCCAACTCCAATGCCGTTCGTCTTTATGACCGTTCCACATCCGTTCTCCTGGCAGCGGGTATGGACACGCATATCGTGCCAGAATTATCCAATCATATATCTAAAAACAAAATGAATCTCAAAGCAACATGGCCGGCTTTTCTATCTTTCCTCAAGGTCACTAAGGAAGATGCAGAAAATACCGAGTTATCAGCAGAAAGATTGGACTCATTACATGGTGAATTCAATCGTTTGAAGAGTGAACACACTTCACTGCTAGAGGCAAAGAAAGATGTAGATGAAAGACTTGCGTCTTCTGTCACAGAAATCACAACCCTGAAATCAAGCATAGAAAGCAAAGATCATGAGATTTTGCAACTAAAAGACGAAGGTACCCAAAAGGATAATGAAATCACTCAACTTAAAGAACAGGTAAACAACCTGAAGCAAGTTCCTGCACCGGGTTATAAAGGACTTTCTCCGCAATCAGAACCAGGAGCAAATGAGAGTAAGGATGATTTATCTACCTTCTGCGAAAAAAACTCCGGAGATTATCAGGCCATCACCGAACGTCTGAAGCAAGACGGTCTCCTTTAATTTTAGTAACCACACCCTTAACTATTAAAAATCATGTCTACTCCCAAATTAATAGACGTATCAAAATTAAACCAAGCCCTTGTTACCTATGACAAGGCCCTTCGTACACTCCCTTTCGCAACCCTACAGGAAGTAGCAGCTATACTGGGACTGAATGTCATGGATCTACAAGGCAAACATGCCTTGATCAATGAGCGTCGTCGTGCTGGTGGTACCCAGTCTTACAAAATTGGTAAGGATTTCCGCCTCACTGATAAATTGCTTGGTTATGAACCTTCTGTTATCGAGCCTAAAAATGTAGTCTGCATCACCAAAGAAAACTCTCAAAAGTATGATGACGGTGAACTACTAATTGTAGGTGGTGAACCAGTTAGCAATATCAATAAAAAACATCCATTGGAAACACGTGTCGCTTTTACATTAGTAAGATCACACATTGAAGATGTTGTATATGTGCTCTATCATGCCGAACGTGATGAAGACTCTTCCTCACCGTCTGGAGCATTTGACGGTCTCTTCACTAAGATCGATATGCTGATTACCGGTGGTGATGTTAACGCAGCTCGCGGCAACTTCGCCCAATCAGGTCTTTTTGTTACCCCGACATCTGACACAGACTATGCAGCATACGAAAATCTAGTTGAATGGATTGGAGGAGCAAATACATACCTGCGTTCATCCAAGTCAGGTATTCCTCAATTACAATGTGCGGAAACAGTATTGAAAGCAGCACGTGCAGCTTTGCGCAACAAACTACGTATGCAGGAATATCCATCCATGCAACGCATGATTGAATTGCTCCGTGAAGATACAATGTGTCCAGCATTGGAAATCGTATCTCATGAAGCACTTGGACAAGGCTCACGTCTGATATTACAAAAGAAAGGAAATATGGACGTCGCATTCAACACACAGGCAGCAACCAAATTCTGTCAAATCCGCGATATCTACGAAGATCCGAACGAATGGCAATTCTGGTTACAAACCGGATATGACACTCGTATTCGTGACTGGCATGAAAAAGTATTCCGCTGTAACGAGCAAAAAAATGAGTCACTAGATCTGGCAGGTGATTATTGTAAAACCGGAGCTGTCCAAGTAGATATCACCGGAGCTGACAACGCTACCTGGAGTATTCAAGGAAAAGCAGCCAGCCGCACTAATGGACAATGCATTTTGGGATTGGCTCCCGGTAACTATACTATTGAATTCAATGCTATAGACGGTAAAAACAAACCGGCCAACAAACAAGTTACAGTAGTAGCAGGAGAAGTAGTGACCACAACCGGAACTTACTCTTAATCCCCAATAAACAAAGAGTGGTCAAACATGACCACTCCCATTCATTTATTCTAAACTTTTACACTAATGAAAAAATATATTTATTTGATTCTCTGTGTTTTGTTTGTAGCTCTGGTTATTACTATCCCCGAACTGCATTCGCAGACATGCAATCTTGATGGAGATACTTTAATCATGATGGCTGCCGGTCCGGCATTTGCCCCATTAAAATGGGAAGTTGGTCAAAACAATATGGGCGGTTACAAGGGGATGTTGCTTTTTGTTCCTTTCAACGCTCCCAATACAGTACCAACCGTACCGGATCCATCAAAGGCAACCAGTAACGAAGAATTAATAACGGCAGCCGGATCATTTACATTTCCAGCAGAAGGAACTTACAAACAACCTATTTACCTATACAGTACCGAAGCAACCGTTGAATACAAAGCAGAACAGCAAGGAGAAGCCGACGGGATCAGCTATAAATGTACACTCGGCTTCTTTTTCCCTGGTAATACTCCTGGAATGCACGCCTTCAATGCGTTAATCAAAAATACTCCGGGATACTATATCTTTGAAGATGCAGATGGCAAACAAATGATCCTTGGACAACCCGGCTTGTATGCATCAACTGCGCCGTCTTTCAGTGGAGGTAAAGCAAGAGCCGACCGTCGTGGTACCACTTACACAGCTACAGCAGATTCCAATTATTCAGCTATCTTCCTACAAACTCCGATTGATATGGAAGTCATAGCAGGATTAAAACCCGCACCAACCCCAAGTGAATAATTATGACCAGACAAGAACAACTTACACAATGGTTAGGCGACCGTCAGCGCAAATACGCTGACGGTATAGTTCTTTTCGAAGCACTCGCTAAGGAACCAGCCAAAAAAAGATTTTCTACTTATTTTGCAAGCGCTCCGGAAGCTCCACATATCTTCGATCCACATTTTACACAACTCGTCAATAGTCTCACGAAGATTGACAAGGAAATAAAGTTTTATCCTGCTATCTATCCGGCAGCAATGGAGGAAATTATTGTAGTAAGAACGATGAGTGATGACGAACGGAAAGAAGCGATCGAAAACAAGAAACAGGAAATGGTCGATCTGGAGACAATGATCAGTGATATCCAATCTCGCGTTAGCGAATTAGAGAGTGACAGTGAGAATCATACAGACGAATTAGTTTCCCTGCAGGAACAATTCGAAAAAAAAATGTCTGAACTCACAGAACTGCGTGATGAGATCAACGCATTGAACACACCAGGTGTGAAGATCATCACTGAAGAATCACTCAATCCATCCATCCGCAAGGCCTACAACCGTATCAAGGAAATCGCCCCATTATATGCAAGCCTACACAATGATGTAGCAAATCCGGAACTTCCGGCAGAAGAACGCCAACCAATTGCAGAAGAATTATGTAAGCTCGATGACGAACGACGGAAACTCTGGAAACTGATTGATAGCTGGGCAGAAGGAAAAGGCAGTTTGGAACTAGAAGAAAAGCGACCGGAATTCAGCGAAAACAATATTGTACGTGGTATTGAAATAGCCCGTCAAATCAAACGTTTAAAGAACAACATAACAAATAGTAGAGCAGCTGCAGACCGTGCCGAAAAAGATGGAAAACAAACCGTTATGCAAAATGCTTTAGACCGTATCGAAAAGTATCAAACAGAGCTTGCCACATTGGAGGCTGAAATAGCACTAACACAAGGTGAAAAGATTTCAGGATAACTTTCCACTTGCATTGTGCCCCGATTCTATTGAACCGTTTATGCACAAGGGAGACTGGGCAATACATGAAGTATTGCCCTCTCTTTTATCTGCGATAGGCCCAGCGAAGGTAAAGATCATGACATTCAGTATATCTGAAGATAGCCTACGCCCTCTTTTTTTTCTCGCTGACGAAAGAAAAATAGAAAGCCTGACACTTCTACTGGATATGACAGTAAAACGTCATAAACTCGATCTATTACTGTTTGCCTCAAATATTAGTCCGTCCATCCGAATTGATTCATGTCATGCCAAACTATTATTAGTCGAGAATAGGCAACATAAATTCGGGATTGCCGGATCTGCAAACCTTAATCAAAACCACCGATGGGAAAATGGTTTCTATTTCACATCCGGAAAACATTACGAATACTTCTCACAAATGTTTAACCAAGCGTATGAAAATGCCATTCGCTATGATATATTAGAATGATGACCTTATCCGAAGAAGTTCTGCAACAGATAAAAGAAATGTCTTCCGCCCTTTTACCACCGGGGGAAATTGCCATTTTATTGAATATCCCAGTTGACCAACGGGACTTCTTCTGTGATATTTGCAAAAATCATCATAGTTCGCCTATCTATACTGCTTATCACCAGGGAAGACTTCAGACCAAGCTCAACCTCCGGAAAACAGTCATCAAACTAGCTATCGCCGGCAGCCCTGCAGCTGAACCTCTGGCCGATAAATACATGAAAGAACAAAGTATTAATGAATAATGCCAAAGAAAGATCCCACATACGAACGAATTGAACGTGCTTTATTCAAAGACAAAGATGAAGCGACAACTCTCCTTTCACCCAGAGAAATGGAGATTAAGAAACGTATGATGTTGTGTGTAAGCAAAAAAATGGAAGAGCCACTAATTCCAGATACAGAACTGGTTAAGTTTCTACTACACGGCTGTGGAGGAAATACGGAACCGGTCTCCCAATCGCAAGCCTACCGTGACATAGGCATGATTAACCGCCTAGTAGGAAACATACAACTTGCAGCCAAAGCCTGGTACCGGTATATGATTGTCGAAGGTGGAAAAAAGGCTTTTAATATGGCAATGGACAAAGAAGATGCAAAGGGAGCTGCAGCTGCATTGGATAAAATAGGCAAATATACACGTTCTGACAAGGAAGATGAAAAATTCGATTACTCGCAACTGGTACCTCCATCCTTTGAACCTTCAGATGATGTCACATTACTGGAGGGGCTCGAACCGATAGAGAATCTTGAAGAAGAACGAATCAGAATGCGCAGTATGTTTAAAGGAATGTTAAACAAGAAAGCAGTGGACACTCATCCCATTGAAGAGGAGGAAGAAGAATGAACACGCAAATCTCTCCTGTTCTATCCGCCTATGAACTAAGAAGAAAGCAGAATGAAGTCGTAGACAAATTCTTTAATAGAATGCAACGACAGGCAATGGCCATCAACGCACATGACGAATATATAGTCGCATCACGTGGTACCGGTAAATCGGAAGGAATTGATGCACGCATCATCCTACGGAATGTGTGGGAAATGCCAGGTTCTTTGGGTGGACTTATCTCTCCCAGCTATGCAAAAGCTTGGGGAAATACACTGCCGGCCATTTGCAAAGCACTTGCCGAATGGGGATACATACAAGGCATTCATTATGTTGTTGGTCACAAAGCTCCGGAAAGCATGGGATTCGGCAAACCAGTACGTCCAGTATTAGCTGATGGTTGGAATAATGCTTTCCATTTTTGGAATGGTACCGTCATGGTGATTCTTTCCTTTAACCAGGGAATGTCTGCAAACTCTATGTCACTTGATTGGGTGATAGGTCCTGAAGCAAAGTTCCTCAATTACGAAAAAATAAAGAGCGAAGTAGATCCCGCCAATCGTGGTAACCGACAATATTTTGGAGACTGTCCTCACCATCACAGCGTCAGTTACTCTACAGATATGCCTACCGCTTCAATGGGTAAATGGATCTTGGATAAGATAGATGAAATGTCGCTGGCACATATCAACCTGATCCGAAACCTATATAAAAAAGTGCAGGAATATAAACGTAAGCCACTGACAGACCATGTGGTGCGCATGATTAAAGAATACCAGCATGATTTAGACTTGGCACGAAAATATCAACCACCTATTAAGCCACAACAGGGGAAGATTAAAGAATATACAGTTTTCTATGGCGAATATGACGTGTTTGATAACTTGGAAGTACTCGGAGAAGATTTCATCTGGCAAATGTATCGCAACTCTCCACCTCTTATTTGGCGTACAGCATTTATGAATGAACGTTTATTCCGGGTGCAAAACGGGTTCTATTCAGCTTTAGATGATAATATTCATTTCTACACACCCAGTGATAATGGACGGCTCCGGGATCTTGGCAGTAACTGGAGTAAATTAACAGCTTGCGGCTGTCTAGGCGACGGTGATCTTGACTTCTCTAAAGAACTGCACCTGGCATTCGACTCCAATGCCTCCATATCGACAGCTATTATCGGCCAGTTGGATAATCATACTATGCGTGTACTCAAATCTTTTTATGTCAAAACACCAAGCAAACTACAGGATCTAGTCAAAATGATAGCCGATTACTACCGACCAAAACTAAACCGTGATGTAGTAGTCTATTATGACCACACTTTTACTTGGGAATCCGGATCATCAACTGAAACTTACGCAGATATCATCGAACGTGTATTCAAAGAAAACGGATATAAAGTTACAATGGTATATGTCGGCCAAGCTCCTAAACATGAATGGAAACATCTGAATATCGACCTAACCTTGAAAGGAGATCCGCAATTCCTTTGGATCCAAATAAACCTGTATCAAAATGAGTTTTTGAAGATCGCAATGGAACAGACTGGAATTAAACAAGGAAAGAACGGATTTGAAAAAGATAAAACGCCTGAAGGAACACCCGATACTCCCGACAATCCAGACGAATACAAAACACACATTACAGATGCCTTTGATACGTTATGGCTAGGTATGAACTTCTATTTCACTCTACCGGGAACAAGTGCAGGGGGGATATTCTTCCTAAACAATAAATAATATACCATCAGCACTCCCGCCTCTTCGTGATTAAAGGAACGAAAATCAAATAAATAATACCTATTTCCGGGTCCCATTCCGTTTTGCGAGCGTGCGAGCAAAACGGAATGGGTGCCCCTGCACCCTTCTTTTATAAACGTCCTTCATCCGAATAACTATAATAGTTATGATTACAGATTACTAAATGGTCTGCCAAACGAATCTCCATTATTTCAGTTACTTTCTTAATTTTTTCCGTTAACCTATTATCTGTCATGCTCGGCTGATTATTTCCGCTTGGATGATTGTGGGCAACTATTATTTGCGTCGCATTATTCATTATAGCCTGTTTTAGCAATATTCTTATATCTACATACGTTCCATCAATGCCACCACTTGACAACCTTATCTTCTTAATGACTTTAGACCCTTGATTTAGTAATAACAACCAAAATTCCTCAACCTCCAGTTCACCAATCAGAGGGCACATAATTTTATAAACATCCTCACTGGAACGTACTACCTGCTTTTCAAATTTACGTTCCTGTATCCTTTTATACAGTTCCACTGCTGCCAGTGCCACTCTTTTTCTTCCTGGTGTTAACTCCTCAAACAATATTTCCACGGATAAGTCTTCATTATGGCTTAATGCTTCTGTGAATTGAGAAACAGCCCGTTCACTATTCGTAATATTATATATTAGCTCATTGTCACTAAAATGTCTACATTCTCCTGTCATATCAAACAAATTATTCATATTCTTATTTCATTAAAGTACGACCTAAAAAATATCCTCCCAAAACTTCTGCACCCATGTTTTCAAGTGTGCATGAAAATCGCGCATAACTCGTACCTTGTGTCAGTATGTCATCAAATACAAGAACTTTCTTTCCCTTAAAAAAAGGCTTATCAAATTTGACTATTTCCACATTCTGTACCGTCTTTACTCCTTTATATTCATGAATAGCCAAACGCCCTCCTTCTACAGTTATTGCTTGATAGGCATTCTTACAGCCTGCCAACCTTGCCACTTCTTCCGAGAAATTCTTGTAACGTAGTTCATTCTTATCTGAAGAACTGGCTGGAATACAGGTTAACGTTATATTTTCGCATTCTGCTCCGAACTGTTCCCGTATCTTCTTTGCAATCAATTCTGCTACTTCCAAACTACGTTTCCCGTCTTTAAAGTCCCAAATCATTTTCCGAACTTTCCATTCCCTTTCGTTTGCTTCATACTTGACGGGCAAATAATCAAAGAAGCAATACATAAACTTCGACCATTGTCTTTTCCAGCTCTCCGGCATGTTTTTTGTTTTCATAATTCTCTGTGTTAATTGTTAATTTATTCTTGAACTTGAAGCCCGGAGGGTGTGAGCCTTTAACCTCTTTCTCCCTGCCTGGAGCTTTTTTTTATTCCGTCGCTTTCGCTCGGGGTATGTTTCGCCTTTATGCCGCACCAGAAGGTGTTTATTGCAACGACGCCAAGCTTTTAGCTTCAAATACTACCCGTAGGTGTGGAGATTTTAAGATAAATCGGAACGACTTGAGCTTTGCACAGGAAAAGGAACATTTACCTTCGCGGAATAAAGTCGGAAAACATTCCTCGAAAGAGATGCATCTATATATGGCGACAGGCAGAAAAAGGAAAAAGAGACAATAGAATAGAAATACTACTCTGCCCCACCCCAAAATATGAGAAAGGGGCGTATTCCCGGAAAACGGTTCGGAATGATTAAGTTGTTTTTTTGTCACAAGCTGAAACTGCTTAATCATTCCGAACCGTTTTCCGGCATTTTTTTTATCTCATTCAATTCCCATGAATAAAAGTCTAAAAAACTGTCATCCAGCAAGAAAAGGGTTTTAAAGGGGAAAAATTTCCCCTTTATCTGTCGCAAGACCACGCACCGCCCTGAAAAAAAGTTTCGACCTAAAGTTTTTCAATTTCCCTTATATGCTGCATTGCCTAAAATGTAAACAAAATTCGTTTTTCGTCAAAAATCGGCTCTCCTCCCTGTCCTTTATCGCCTGCCATACACCTGATACCTTTGCTTAAAAAGAAGGTCATGAACGATGTCATTACACAAAACCTACTCACATTCTTACTTGGTGGTGGTCTCTTATCATTCATCACTGGAGTTATTACTCTCAAATACACAAAGAAGCAAGCAGAAGCCAAAGCTCTTAGCTCCGTACAAGATGTATATCAGGAACTAATCGCTGACCTGCGAGCTGACAAGGAGGCTATGAAAAAAGAGAAAATAGAAAGCGAAACAAAGTGGACTACCCGCATAGAAAAGCTGGAAAGCAACCAAATATCCCAAGACAAAAAGATAGCAGATAACGAAAATGAAATAGCTGATCTTAAACGATTCAAATGTATAAACCTAGCGTGTAACAATCGAAAACAATGAAACATCATGCACACAATCTCATTTATCTTGCTTGCCTTGCTATTGCTTGGCTACTGTGTAGTTGCCGTACTACTCTTCAAAACAATCGCAGCACTCAAGAACAAACCAATCTTTCTATCACAGATTCCGCACTGCGAATTAGAACCGAAGATACCTACTCCAGATTCAACCTCAACCAGGAACAAACGGGTAAAGACTGGAAAGTTAAAGTTAACTTCGACACAACGAAATCAGCAGACCCATCTACCGGACTACCCCCAATATCGAATATCGAGATTGAAGGGAGCAAGACAACGATCAAAACTTTGCTTCAAAAAGATGACACTACACGTATATCTGATAAACAGGAAACAACGACTGACGTCACGCTTCAGCAAAACAAACAATCCGAATCCCAAAAGAATGCCAGCGGCTCTATCGCGGACGGAATTGATGATGGATTCAAGTATGGCTTAATCATTGGTATCCCAATATTACTAATAATTCTCATACTACCTTTTTATGCAAAGTATAGACAAAAGAATCCATCAAAGTAAGATATGGAAACTCATGGAGCGTAGACAAGACGGTAAGCCTATCGAATTCTCCATTGAATTCTGTAAAAAGAGCACAGGCGAACTTGTCACCTACGATCGTGCAGTATTGACCTCATTCCATAGCAGTGGAAGCACTATTAACGTATTACCTGCCGGAGAAGCTACTCCGAGAAAAATCCGTCGATGCCTTATCACCAAATTCAACAATCTCAAAGTATATTTCTAATGAAGCAACAACAACCCTCAATCAATCTTATAATGAAAGGCTATGATACTTATGCCGTCTTAAAAGGTGGAAAGAATGTTATCAAATTCAGTGATAACAGTGATATCGCCACTGATAAGAATCCTACACCTATCGAAGTAACTCCCAAAGGAGAAAAGAATCCAATCAAATGGATACCACGCGGACGAAATAATCATATGCCTTATGACATCATGAAAAAAATCGGTACCAACGTCACCATAGGCAGCAATATCGAATTCAAGAATAAAGTTGTATTCGGTGACAGCATACTCGTCTATCGGAAATACCGGGACCCTAAAACGAGGAAAATAGTCAAAGAGGAAGTTCTTCCGTACGAGCAGCCGGAAATTTTTGAATTCCTTGAAAATAACAACTTCAATTTTGTCCGTATGGAGCTGGCAAACGATCTGGTTATATTCTATGACGGCTACCTGGAGTATATATTCAACAATGACAATAAATCCCCCAAACTCGTACAAATCAAAGCTAAGGAGTCCACTTGTTCCAGGATCAGTGAAATTGACGAAAAGACTGGTAAAAGCGAATGGCACGGTTATTCTGCAGAATGGCATACTGGTACACCAACAGATTTGATTGCCACTCCTCTGCTCGATCGGCAGACTCCACTACTCGACCTCAAGATGAGAATGGGACTTGCTCCCAATGACAAAGGAGAGAAAATTGTAGGAAAAGAACGGAGATTTATCCATAACCTCCGCATCTCTACACCCGGACGGTTTTATTATAGTCATCCATATTGGTGGAGTGTTTTTGCATCCGGCTGGTATGACTTCTCCAGTGCAATCCCTGTTTTCAAAAAATCATTGATTAAAAATCAAATGGCACTGAGGTACATTGTGTATATTCAAGAGTCTTTTTGGGAAAAGTTATTTGCATCTGAAGGCATAGTCAAAGATGACGAGAAGAAAGCGCGCAAAGATAAGTTCCTGAAGGATATGAATGATTTTCTTGCCGGTGAAGAAAATGCCGGCAAAGGCTTTGTCTCTCACTTTCGTTACGATCGTGTAAAAGGCTTTGAAGAAAAAGACATCATTATTACTCCACTCGAATCTTTCTTCAAAGGTGGTGAGTATATTGAAGACAGCGAAGAGGTCAGCAATATGATGTGTTACGGTATGGGCGTACATCCTTCGATAATCGGATCCGCACCAGGTAAGGGAAAAAGTATCAATGGTACCGAAGCACGGGAGTTATTTATCATAGAACAGGCACTCATGAAGATGTATCAGGATGCAACATTGGAACCTCTCTACTTTGCAAAAGCCATGAATAACTGGCCTAAAGATATTTATTTCTCGGTGACTAATTGTCAACTCACCACGCTGGACCAAGGTACCGGAGCGACAAAGAATACAGGTTTAACCCCAGAAACAGAATAAAATGAACGCACTAATCCCCGACATCGACACCCTCAAAAAGGTAGTAAAGATCAACTCCTCACTGCCTTACGAATCAATCGAACCATACATCGAAGATGCACTGGATATATACATCAAATCGTATATCGGTAAATCAACGATCAGCAAAGCTCATGAAGACAAAGGATCTGACTTATACAACAAACTACTGCGTGCCCTCGGCCCATTAACCCTGATGCTCGCATCTGATGAACTGGGTGTTATGTTCGGTGATGCCGGTATCACAGTAAGTAACGTGCAGGGACAGCGTTCTCCTGCCAGTGACACAAAGATCGCAGCAGCAAAAAAGAATCTCTGTTTTCGCGGAATGCAAGCACTTGACCGGCTAATATCATACCTGGAGGAAAACAAAAAGGATTATCCTGATTATGTTATCGATAATATACCCCGTTTTTGCTTCATTCGTAATGCAGCAGAGTTCCAGGATCTCGGTATGGTAGACATTGATTATTCTATCCTATCTTATCGTATCATGTTCCCTACCATTCGTCAACTTCAGGAACACAACATTCGAGAAATGATTACGGATAAAGTCTATGACATACTCAAAGAAGCACTTTCAGAAAATACCGAAACGCCCAAACAACAAGTACTTATTGACTATATCATCCGCTACTTAGCCAATAAAACTGCCGAATTATATACCTCACAGAAAACAGCCGAACAACATGTAGTCGGCAGAACGATCGAATATACTCCCACTATTCGACCAATCTATCAGGATCCGGACGCAAACGGCAATTTTTTTGCAGACCAGGCAACTTATTATTCAGGGAAAATACACACTTATCTGGCCGAAAATGCGGAAGAACTGGGAGTTGAAACAACGTCACAAGCTATTGACTTCAATTCTAAAGAAAAGAAACTATTCACCTCAATATCGTAACACTATGCATACTATACAAATTAATGATGATACATACACACTTCCAGGAAGTTGGGACGAACTCACCCCGAAACAGCTTCTTTATCTAGTCAAACTCACAAAGTCAGATATACCGGTAGAACAAGTTAAGGTATACATGATGCTTTATTGCTTGAAAGCTCATGTATGCCGGCATAAGAAAATATTTAAAGAGTATGTACGTATCAGAATTGGGCAAGAAAGTCCAACAGTCCGCTTCTATGTCCGTCGCCATAGCTATCTTCTTCATCCAGAAGAAGTATCAATGCTTGCCAACTTGTTTGACTTCCTTATTTGTTCGGAAGAAGATAGTTCATTGCCCATGCGCAAATACTATCACCTGACACCGGATCTGACAACCAACCCATATCCAACCATCCATTGCCGACTTTGGAAATTCATCGGCCCAGAAGATCAGTTGCTTGATATTACCTTTGAACAATTCATGTATCTACAGACCTATCTTGATGCAATGCGTTCGGATCCAACGAAAATAAACCATCTACTAGCTTGCTTGTGGCATCGTAACAAGGTATTCGACATTAATCAATTAGACAAAGATGCAGCCATCCTTAAGCATCTTCCTGAAGACAAAAAAATACTCATGTATTGGTATATTTTAGGAAGCCTGTCATGCATGGGCAATTCCTATCCCCGTATCTTTTCAGGAGAAAGCAAAGGTAGTTACGGTCGTGTATTCGATGCACAGCTCCGCCTTCTTGATTCCCTGGCACAGTCCGACATGACTAAAAAGCCGGAAATCCGAAAAGGTCTTTTACTTGATGCCCTGTATTCGATGGACGAATCGATCAGACGTAAAGAAGAAACCGAAGAAAGTCTAAGAAATAGATAAAAGTTTGTTAGTAACAAACAAATAAACAATAAAAAGTTTGTTAGTAGCAAACTTTTCTATATATTTGCAGTGTCAAACAAACGCGGGTGACGTCCGCATAAGTTCTTTTATATTATGGAACAATTGTTCGAGGCTATCCTAAAGATAGCAAATGCGAATCCTGATGGATTCACGGTTGACCTCACAACCTTAAAAAAGGTCACAAAAGGTATTTCAGTCGCCTATCTTGAGACTCAAGACAGTTTCGGAGAAGAAGGATTGAAAAGAGTTCTTAATCATGCTTTGATGCACGAAAAGAAAGTCGGTGGATGGTTTAACGAAGAAAACAATCAGTTTTATTTCGACTCCATCAGAATTTTCACCAACCTTGAAGAAGCCAAGCAATTCGGGTGTGAAAACAAACAGATTGCCATTTTCGACATCGGGCAAATGAGACTCATCAAATTGTGATCCGGAGGGGCGAAAGCCCCTCCATTACAAGTATATTGCATTATTAAATACCCGATTATCAAATCGTAAATTGATGAATTATGAAGAATTTAGACTTACTACCTCTCTCTGCCGAGAGTAAAAAGCGAATAGATGAATTCGCAAAGCAGTATCAACGTTATGGACATATATCCATAGAAGTAGTTTCTTACTCCGATGGTCGATTAATCGTCCGTGCGGAGCAAAAAGACTTGGTTAATGACAAGTTCCTTACCAAAAAGGAACTAACCGAACGTGTACGGGAAATGTTTAAGGGAGAAATCCCAGATGATTGGAAGCTGACTGTATCGGCTGTAAACTTTGACCGTAAGGATATCGACAGCATTACCGTCGATTGGATTAAGAAGCGTATGGAAAAACTAGGATTAAAAAGTAAACACCTAAGCAACTATACAGGTATCGACAAATGCACTGTATCCTCACTCTTATCTGGTGACAAGGAGTTAACTAAATGGCATAAGGTAGCCCTCTACTACTTCTTTAAGTATTATGAAGTAGCCAATTTCTAATCACAAGAATATATAGCAAAAGGAAAGCGGAGTAAAAAACTCTGCTTTCTTTTTGCTATATATAGAAAAAATCGTACTTTAGCCGTCGCCCAATATCGTTATAAAAACATGAATCCCTTACTATAGTGTAACCAGGCAGCTGGTTCCGGAAATAACACCGGTGGGCGCACTATAGTGAGGGATTCGCCCGTTTTATACTATGACACAAATCCTTCGTACTTTTCATCCAGTCGGTCAAGGAGCCTTCTATACAGAAACGCATAGAGATTGTTATACTCAAATTCAATTTAATATTGTGTATGATTGTGGAACAAAAACCAAAGAAACAAATATCGAGAATGTGATACACAAGGCTTTCCTCCAGAATACAGTTATCGACATTTTATTTATATCACATTTCGATGAAGATCATATAAGTGGAATTTATGAGCTAAAGAATCGTTGCACAATAAAGAAAGTAGTTATTCCTTTAATACCCAAAGAAGATAGATTATTATTTATTATAACAAATGAGATCTCATCATCTTACGAGGAAATTATAACTAATCCCGAATCTTATTTTGGAGAAAACACCCAAATTACATATGTAATTTCAACAGACCAAGAAGCACAAGAAAATAATATCCGAGATTACAACCGAAATATTATTAAAAGTGGCGATCATATAGATATCACTGGCCATTCTAAAACATGGTGCTATATCCCTTTCAATTTCAAATACACCGAACGTTTAGATGAGCTAAAAAAAGTACTAAAAGGAAAAAAAATAAAAATTGATGAACTTACAAATATTGAATATATTAAATCAAAAGAAAAAATTATACGCGAAGCATACAAAAAAATAAGTAGTTCTATTAATAGAAATTCACTTATTGTCTATTCTGGTCCCAAAAACATTTCTCTTAAAGCTAAAAATATTAATTCTAGCATTCTTGTACACAAAGGACATAAAACAAAATTACATGACTGCAGAAGTTGCCTATACCTTGGTGATTCTAGAATTCAAGATTCTAAAAAGAAAAAAGACAGTACATTTCCGCTTTTATTAGAATTGGAAAAACGACTGAAAACAGAATATTACAATACTATAAAAATGATTCAAATTCCACACCATGGTTCAGAAAAGGATTTCGATAAAGTAATACTAGACAATCCCCCTAAATACCTGTCTATAATATCATGTGGTACAAACAATACTTATAAACATCCTGCTCCATCTGTAGTAAAAGAGATCACTCTAAGTAATTCTATGTTATGTATAGTAACAGAAATTCCTAATTCTAAATGCATGATTATTAGTTGTTACTAAATATATTTATATGAGTTTTATAATTAATTTATGTAGTTGGGAAATCTGCACAATACTTGCAGGTTTAACTAAAAAGTGAGTACTTGTGGGGAAATAATTTGCCATCTTAGCAATGCTGTGTAACTTTAATGATTTCTATTAAAAATAAATAACAATTATATTTTTCTATATAAAAAGAAAAACACAGAATAAATGCTCTATTTTTGTAACCATAAATACAATCTAAAATGATATTCTATGAAATGTAAACTTGAAAAATTGGAAATCCCGGCAGAACAGCCTTTCAAAAACTGCAAACTGGATCGGAAGAAGTATGCTGAAGTCCTTAAAACGATTATCACTACATATAATAAAGGCTTCGTATTGGCAATAAATGGCAAATGGGGAACAGGAAAAACCACATTTGTAGAAATGTGGAAAGCATATCTTAAATTAGATCATTTCCACACATTGTATTTTAATGCCTGGGAAAATGATTTCATATCAGATCCCCTTGTCGGATTACTTGGGGAAATAAAAAAAATGAATCCACAAGAAAAAGCAGAAGCAGCACTAACATCAGTTATAAATACAGCAGGAAAAATCGTATTGAAAGCGGCTCCCGCAATGTTCAAGGGAGTAGTAAAGAAATATGCGGGTGAAGAAACTGTTGATATACTTTGCGATGGAATTGAAGAGGGTGCTTCAATGTTGAAAAAAGAAATAGAAAATTATGAAAGCCAAAAATATAGCCTGAAACAATTTCGGGAAAGACTCGAAAAATACGTTAATGAAGTCTGTGACAAAAAACCATTGATATTTATCATAGATGAACTTGATCGATGCAACCCACATTATGCAGTAAAAACTTTAGAACGAATTAAACATCTTTTCAACATACCTAATATAGTATTTGTCCTATCCATAGATAAGGAACAATTAAGTAACTCTATACGTGGATATTATGGAAGTGATCTAATAGACGCCAATGAATACTTGAAAAGATTTGTTGATATTGAATATATACTACCAGCCCCTAATATAGGACAATTCTGTAACTACTTATATGATTATTATGGCTTTGATAGCTATGAAAAGGCGAGAGATTCAAGAAATGGACTAAAGGAGTCTTTTTTAGTTATAGCTAACATTCTATTCATGTATAAAAATCTATCATTGAGACAAATAGAAAAGATATTCACTCATATTCGTCTATCATTAAATATGTATAACTATAATCAAATCATATATTCAGATTTAGTATGTTTACTCACATATCTTCGAATTTGTGAACCTGATTGCTATGATAAAATCAGTTATAAAAGCTACTCAATACAGGAACTTATAGATCAAATAGAAACTATACTTCCAAAACTAATATTTAACGTTGAATTAAACGCAAGTTATTCTCCTAACCGTTATTTTTACTTTACATTAGCTTTATTATTAAGATGTTATGTCTGGAGTTATCAAAATTCCGACAATAATGATAAACTTTTAATTAGCACATCATCTCAACCCAAATCAAAAATCAATTTCAACACAAAAATTATCAACAAAGAATTATTAGCAGAGGCTTTAGAATGGGCATACGAAAGAAATAAAATGATACCATTATCATACTTTACTAACAAAATTGATTTACTGGAAAATTTCATACTCGTCAACACTGTGGAATAAATTCGTGACAAATTTACATAATTATTTCAATCAATATTAGTCACAAATAAGTGGAGTAAAAAACTCCGCTTTCTTTTTGTTACATTCAGAAAAGATTGTACCTTAGCATTCGCCAAATAATTATATAAAACATGAATCCCTTTTCGTCGTGTAATCCGTAAAATCGGATTAAGGTCTATATATAAACCTTTTGGCGCACGATGATAAGGGATTCACCCATTAAAATATTTAGTAAAGAGATGACAGGATTAATCATCGAAGTTTGCATCTTCTTATTTTTGTGTGCATCATATATGTACTATCATATATCGACAAAGAAGCGCACATTAAAAATGCCTGTTATATTTTCGTTAAACGAAAAATATATCGAAGAGTCTCTCTTTTTTATAAAGCAACTATCAAAAGACCTTAAAAAGCCAATCTATATAGATTGCCATGATTTAAAAAATATATCCGAGGAAGCTTATATTATATTCATTGCAAAATTAGAAAAAGAATCCCTACAACCTAATAAGAATCTACTTATACTAAATCCCAAATTATTAGAGAAGAGATTGGATACTGCATACTATGCACACAAATATTCAAATATAGATGAAATTGTTTATGAAATTGAAAAATATGATGATGACAATCCAGAGAACCTCCGCGAATATCTCAAGTTTATTTCCTCAACTGGCTTAAACCTATTACGCCACCATAACTATAATATTAGAAAAAAAGAGCGAATGCCTTTAGTCCACGAAAATGAACAAGTAACGGACAAAGAGATAGAACGTTCAAAATTAGTAGATGTTAACTTAATAGCGGAATTCACCCAAGAATTAAAAAGCAATATTGACATAGAAGATACATTTGAACCATTATACGATTTATTAGTTGAGTTAATTGGAAATGCAGCAGAACATGGCATCAAAAACAAAAATATAAACTGGTGGATACATAGATATTCTGACGTACACACACAATCAATGCACTATGTTTTTGTGGACATGGGAGGAGGGATTATTAATTCGTATAAAGAATCCATGTTACTAACCAAAACAGAAATGAATTCCGAAAAAGACATATTACTAAATGCCTTAAAAGGTAGATTGGGATCTACTACTCGACAACCGGGAAGAGGAAATGGGATGCCACTAATTTTAGAGAATATAGAAAAAGAATGGATATCTAACTTTTTTTTAATAACAAATAGTGTATCTTTGCGTTATATAAAAGGAGATTTTAGGATTCTCAATACTCCTTTTTTTATAGGCACATATTATTCATGGTCAATTAGTAAAAATAATTATTTACAATGGAAAAATTCTCTATCACAATAGCAAGCGACTACAGTCGTATCCTTGGAGGTAGATGGAAATCTTTAGGAGAATTTTCAGGCGAAGATTTCTATGAGACCAAATTATGTCCAGAATTTGAGAAAGCTTTTAGCCAAGCAGAAAAACTGCACATATATTTAGATGGTGTAATTTCATATCCTCGTTCCTTCCTTGATCAATCTTTTGGAGAATTAGCACGACAAAAAGGGATACAAAATGTCTCTACTACAATTATTTTTCATACCAATAACTTTAATTGGGTTATCGATTATATCAAAAATCAAATATGGAAAAAATAATAAAAAGAGGTCTGATAATCCTTTTGATTATTTGCTCCTCATTTCTATTAATACATTTTATACGCCTATTTTGCGGTTTCATATTTATAAGCGAGATAGATTATTCTGTTAATGCTTTTGAGTATGTAAGTCTTATTATCACATCATTTCTGACACTCATAGTTGCATGGTATATTACTAAAAGACTAACAGAACAGCGCTTTGAAAAAGATTTTTTAATAAATGATCTTAAATCGATTGAAGAAATAGTCCATAGTATAGAAGATCTTTTAGAAACCTCTTCCAGTATCAATATTACCCATATGGCTTCAAAAATAAATTCGATATTTATGCTTAAAAATCGAATGAAGGAGGCTATAGAACTAACAAGTCTTTTGGGTATGGATATCCACTTATTAGAAAATAGCATCAATGACTTATTTACTTCTGCTACCAACTTTGATGCTCAAGATGTGCCTATTTCTGATGTTGACATCCCTGAAATCCAACAACGTTGCACTAGGCTTATAAAAGAAACTCGCAGCTTAATTATCAAAATCAACAATAAATAATCCCATTTTTATTTCCCGTCAAAAAATAAGATATTGATAAATAGATTATCTTTGTTGCTGTAAAAAATAAAATCACACAAATGAAAAGAATATTTTTACTATTTACAATCATAATCGGTACAACAGCCAGTATGTTTGGACAGAATTCGGACTTACAAAAGTGGGCAAATAAAGTTAATGATCAGAAAGTCTACTCCGGACCTAACAAAGTTGAGACAGGACTATCCAATCACAAACTTGACCAAGATGCTATATGTGGATACCTTCCAATCAAAGATGGTAAAGTATATTATTCTGATGTGATTCAATGTAATGGGACAGCTGACCTGTTATATACGAGTGCTCGTTCATGGACTGCTAAAAATTTTGTAAATGCACAGAATGTTATCCAAATGGATGATCCAACATCACATAAAATGATAATAAAAGCATCTTGTCCGGTATCGAAAGATGGCCAATTCTTCTACTATACATTAACGATACAAACTAAAGATGGCAGATATCGATATGAACTATCTGATTTTCTTATGCAGGGATTTAAAGCAGGTTTAGTTCCTAAAGTTTTCAAAGCACCTTTTGAAATCTATTTTAAGAATTATGATTGTGAGAAAACAATTCATAAGAAAGAACTAACGGTCATCAAACGAAACATAGAAATTTCTATAATTGAAAGTTTGCGTGCCGCAATGCTAAACACACGTTCTGAAACCAACGATGATTGGTGAAATAAACATTATTTTATTTGGCGCTACCAAATATTATTCTCATATTTGTAGTGCCAAATAATTCATATCAGTTATTCAATGAGTGTCAAGCGGATGCTCAATACGAAATTGGGCTTTTTTTATGTCCATCAGTTTACTCTCGATGTTTATGTCGTTAGTAAATTCATATACGAAATAGTAGAAGTTTATTTATAAACACATACGGCTGTCTTTTCCTGCATTTTATTGCTCATTGGGTAATACTATGGATTGTTTGGCGACACGGGAAACTGGCAGCCGTTCGTGTATCATTTTGATACACGAGAACTTGCCAGTAACAGCCAAACAATCCATAGTATATGAAACAATTAACCCAGGGCACGAATTACGTGCCCTCATTTCGCGCAAGCGAAACAAATGAAGATGCACCTTTATTACAAGGCCTACACAAACTTGAGACAAAAGACATTTGCTACCTATCTGCAATTGCCTGTTTTTGCTTAACTTTTGTTTATCCTGCTGCTGTGATCGGAGCAGTCATCTGTGTCTATCGAGCAAAAAAGTGTCAGAAAGGAGGTAAAGCATGATGTTCTTTATCTACCATGTACAAACCTACCGAAAAGTAAATAACAAAGGCCAGGAGATATGTGAATTCGCCCAGGCATATGATCGAATACTAGTACAAGACAAATGTGCCATGGATTCTCTGAAATGTGAATTTGAAGAAGTAGTCAAAAGACTGAATGAGAAATACCCCAACCAAAAGGTCCTCAAATTCAATGGTCACCATGAAACGTCTTCCGGAGGACAATGGAGTGTAAAACTAGGAGACGATGATAGCAATCCTGTATGCTATATTTCATACAGTAAAGTACGCGGCCATTACTCGTTTGGAGAAGGCTCTCACCTACTGGAGCAGAAAGGAGACTAGCCATGAAACCAACCGAAATTAATGGGATCATCCTCACCGATGATTGCATTGAATCAATAAAAACTATCCAGGAAGGAGAATATTCATGGATGGAAACCACTTTGGAAAAAGCTATTGACCTGGCTCTTGACATTGATTCTCCGGACATAGATTCTGTCAATCGACTAACACTTATTTCTGAAATCAGAATAATAAAAAAGCATATTCAATCAATAAGCAGTATTCAACACCCTAAAAAATAACATTATGAATAGACATGAAGCCTTACGGTTAGTAAACAAATTACTGGATCCGGAAACACCAATGGACGAAAAGCAGCGTGCAGCCGCACAACTTTCTGAATTAATTCGTATCTTGCTTCCAGAATCAGACGAAGAGCAAAAATGATCTTAACGATAATAACCATATCCGGAATAGTACTTCTGTGCCTGGCATTCTTTAAAGCCTCGCGCTCGATCCTAGCAAAAGTCTTTTGGCTTCTGCTCATGTCCGCTTTGTTAGCACTATTCCTACTCTTCTAACCTATCGTTTTGTCCTTTATAGCCCGCCCGCAGCGGGCTATTTTTGTCTCTATAACCTAAACATGAAACAGTTATGGAGTATGATCATTTTGCTTTTGGTGAAGCCATCGCTTCATCTCTTAAAGATATTTCCCACACCAAACAAAGAAAAAGATTCTTCACTGCATTCGGCCTAGAGGATCTGATCAGTCTCGATGACAGTTTATCTTCCATCGATGGAACTATCCTAATCGCAGTTGATGGATGCGAGTCCGAATCCGAAAGTAACGAAGCCGATTCACTCAATGACAAACAAGTCTATTCATTCATTGTGGCCAGAAACACAATATCCGGAAATCCGGAAACGATTAATCAGGCAGCCAAACAATGCAAGAGTATATGTAAACAGATCCGGAATAAATTGCTGAAAGACATTAAATATGTAGACCGCAATACTCAAATTAACGGTATCGGCCCGATCGGTGATAACTTCTATGGCACCGTGCTTACCTTCTTTGTTAATGTTCCGGAAGAATTCATCGTCGATCCAAACTACTTTTTGTAATGGGATTCTATAAACGAATGTCAGACAAGCAGTCGGAAATCAAACGCTATAATGCAGCCCGACGAAAAGCGGATAAGTTGTCTTCTACTCCGACTTCCCGACTAATCCGAATGGAAACCATCTCGGAGATAGAACGCTATAACATCGCCCAGGATGCCGCCCGACTCACCGCATTCAACAAAGAGGTAGAACGATGGCAGGATGCTGTCAGTAAACAACTCAAAGCCACCATTTCATCCCGTAGTTTACGTATTGCTCGTGAACTACAACCTAAAGCCTATACTGACAAATACGGATTAATCAACCGACTTGGTTTCTCTTTTCCTCGTCATGGTGTCTATATCCACAAAGGTGCCGGACGCGGGCAAGGTGGTCTTATCGGAAGTAAATGGAGCTACCTGAAACGAATCAACGGAATGGAAATCAATACGAGTATCATCCGACATACTAATCCCGCATCGCTTGGCAAACAGAATGAAGGTAACCGGCAAGCCTTTCATTGGTTCGATCCGGTCATCAAAAACCGTCTTCCGGAACTTGCCGATATCTGTATGCGCTATTTTGACACTATGCTTATCGACGCAACCAAAATATACATTGAAAAGTAAAGCCATATGAACGACCTAAACCGAAGTATTAAAATATTTATTGATGGAACTGAAGCATCAGCCGGCGTCAAGAAGATAGAAGATGCCATCTCCCAGCTAGAGAATAAAATATCTTCTCTTGATAAATCAGAATCAGGATATGCCAGAAAATCCAAAACTCTGCAAAAAGAACTGGAGAATAAGTATAAAACTCTCAATACTTATAAGCAAAAAGTAGCCGAGACCGACCGAATCCTGAAAAACCTCTCCGGAGCAACCTATGACGAACTATTATCTGTCAGCCAAAAAGTCCGTAAAGAACTCCGTGCAGCCATACCCGGTACTGAACAATACAATGCAGCCCTGGAGCAAAATAGGCGCGTCACTGAAGCAGTAGCCAGAGCACAAAAAAATATGCGTGTAGAAGTTGGTTGTCAAGCTAGTCCAATAGGAAAAGCCGTGGAACTGTTTAATAAATATGCTGCAGTTGTCACCACCGTCATAGCAGCTGTAACAGGCTTAACACTAAAACTGAACCAACTTCGTGAAAAACGCAATGAACGTGAAGATGCCAAAGCCGATGTCGAAGCATTAACAGGACTTTCCAAAGACGACATTAATTGGCTGGAACAAGAAGCAATCCGGCTTTCCACTACCATTAGTGATTCCGGTATCCGGATCCGACAATCAGCAACCGAAATTCTTGATGCCTATAAATTAGTCGGCTCTGCTAAACCGGAGTTACTATCTAACAAGGAAGCATTGGCTGCAGTAACCGAACAAACTCTTATCTTGGCATCCGCTTCCGGGATGACACTGAAAGATGCGGTGGACGCCGTAACCCTTTCAATGAACCAATATGGTGCAGAAGCAAATGAAGCTTCACGTTATTCTAATGTAATGGCAGCCGGCTCAAAATATGGATCTGCAGCCGTTGAGTCAGTAACTAAAGCTGTGAAAAGTTCCGGTGTGGCTGCATCTTCTGCAAATGTTTCGATCGAACAACTCGTTGGTACAATCGAAACTTTGGCCGAAAAAGGTATCAAGGATGAAATTGCCGGTACCGGACTAAAAAAATTCTTCCTTACTCTTCAAACCGGAGCAGATGAAACGAATCCTAAAATTGTAGGCTTGGAAACAGCTTTGGACAATTTACAGAAAAAACAGTTGTCTGCAGCACAAATCAAAAAAATGTTTGGTGAAGAGGGGTACAACGTTGCTTCTGTCCTGATCAACGAAACTGAAAAAGTCAAATACTACACCCAGGCAGTCACCGGCACCAGTGTCGCCATGGAACAAGCAGCCACCAAATCCGATACGGCAGCCACCAAGCTCGCACAAGCGAAAAACAAAATGAATGAGATGGGAATGGAGTTAATGGAAAAACTCAATCCCTCAATTATTAGTGCAGTAAATGGAACGGTAAACTGGACCAGAAAGATTATAGACTTGATTGGGTTCATGGTCAAACATTCAGGTATAATCATCACACTAACAACTGCCATTACAACTTACTATCTAGCTGTGAAGGCCACAGAATTTTATGAAACCAATCTCAAGAATGCCAAACTTCTTAGCATTGCAACCGACAAAATAGCAGAGAGCTGGAGCAAGATCAGATTAGCCTCAATTCTGGCTTTATCTGCAGCCAAATATGCATTGGCAGGTAACACAACAATGGCTACGGCAGCCATGCAGCGACTCAATGCCACAATGAAAGGAAATATGATAGGAATCATTATTTCATTATTGGCTACAGCAGCTATGGCAATCTATCAATTCACTAAACGATCCAAAGAAGCAACGGAGGCACAAGAGAAATTCCAAAGCGAATTACTTAAAGAGCAACGTTCGCTCAATAATTTGTTTGATGCTCTTAAAAGAGCAGGAGAAGGTACCGAAGATCGCCGCCGGCTGATTAAAGCCGTAAACGAAACTTATGGTCAATATCTTCCTCATCTATTGACAGAAAAAAGTTCTCTTGATGATATCAATGATGCCTATAAACGCATAAACGGTTCATTACAGACGCAGATTGCCCTCAAAGTTAAAAATGAAGCGACAGATAAAATAGTCTCAAGTTCGATAAAAGAACAAGCAACCGCCCTAGAAAACATTCGCAACAAATTAGTCGGTTCATTAGGAAACGGGCAACTTGTCAACATGGTTATCAATGATTTAAAACAAACCACTTCGGAATTTCAGAAAGCAGGACAAGGTTGGGAACGAGCTTGGGGACAAGCATACCATACCATCAGTTACAAATATTTTAAGAAGCAATCTCTTAGTAATGAAATGGGAGAATACATGGAAGATTACATCAAAAGTGTATATGACATGGAAAAGAAAATAGCCCAAACTGAAGCTAAATTCCAGCCTTTCATAGACCGTATCAATAACAACCTTCTTCCAGAAACAGTCATTACCGGAGACAAGCCTGAAGGTAATAAAACAACCGGAGATGAAACAGAGTCCGAAAAAAAACGAAAAAAACAGCTTGAAGAAGAAAAAAAGCTATACACTCAAAAGCAAGCTATACTAAAAGAAATGTATCTGGAGGGGAATGATGAAACTCTACAGACCGAAAAGGAATTCCAAAAGGAAATGGAATGTCTGCAGATGGAATACTTGGAACGGTCCCTTAAAGTTGCTGGATCCAAATCCAAGGAAGGTGCCGAAATCCAAAATCAGATTAATGATCTTAAGCTAAAAATGCAGAAAGATAACACTCAAAAGTTACTTGACGAAGAGACAACTCAATATGAAAAGCAACAACAGGATTTAAAAGAGCTGTATGCCTCCGGCAAAGATGAGAATCTAAACTCCGAAACAGCTTATAATGATGCTATGGAACAACTGACTCTTATGCATCTTGAGCGTATGCTCTCTATTGCCGGTTTGAATGCCGAGCAACGAAAACAAGTAGAGAAACAACTTCTTGATTTCAAGATAAAATGCATGAAGGAAGAACAAGCCTCACATGCCAAAGCAAAAGATGCTGAACAAAAAAAGACTGCAGCACAAACCAAGAAGGAACAACAACAATATCAAGAACGTTTGCAAACATACAAACAGTATGGTTCAGCACTTGGTTCTGCATTAGGCAACATCATCTCCGGACAAGAAAATGCAATGCAAGGCTTTGCAGACACAATGATCGATATCGTATTCGATATACTAGGAAAAATAATCGAAGCTGAAATCATTAAAGCAACAGCTACTGCTACCGGTGCCGTAGCCAGATCTACAGCTGAAGCAATGGCTATGCCAGATTCCGTTGCGTCATTTGGAGCTTCCGGTGCAGCCCGGGCTGCCATTCTCACAGGTCTGATTATGGCAGCACTTGCAACAGCAAAAAGTGCTTTGAAAGGAATGATCGGTGGCAAACACTCATCCGGTTCTTCAGATTTTGACACGGCTTCATCCGATACTCCCAAAAGAGCAACTGTAAGTGTTTCTCAATGGGCATCAGGTCGCTACGATGTAATCGGGAAAGAAGATGGTAAAAACTATCGGGATATTCCTTATATTGGAGCAGCTCCCACCGGTATTGTCCGACGCACCTCTCTGATTTCAGAAAATGGAGCAGAACTGATTATCAATGCAGACGATTTATCAAGATTACAAAATCATATAAATTACCCTTTAGTCCTGAACGCAATTGAGGATGCCCGTAGTGGTCATGTGCCCCAACGTGCTTCAGGTAATTATTCAGCTATTAACAGTTTATCCCCAAAAAATGAAGAAACTCCTTATAATATGTCAGCTTCGGAACTCGAACAGTTGATTAAAGAGATCGGGATGCTAGTTAAGACTCTCAAAAACTTAAAAGCATACGTTTCTCTAAGAGATATACGAAATGCTGAAGAACTAGATAAAAAATCAAAAAAACCATTTACCCGCTCAACTAAATAAGAATTATTATGGCACTAAGAATATCAAACACATCCGGTACTTTTGATCTTCCAAAAGACTTCTGTACAGAAATAGAAGACAGCTCACCCATTTACAACGAACGGGGATCTCAATCTATTGCCGCTACTATACCAGGTACCAGAAATAATCTGCGTCTCAACAATTACATTAACAGAACTGATATTGACAACGCTCCAATTACCGATGAACGTGTGACCATCAGTGACGGGGTTTATCATCGAACCGGTAAGATGAATACTACGAAGGCTTCAGAAAATGATGGAATAACCTTTAATGTAGGCTTTGGAGAATCTGAATTATACAGTATATGGGAAGATGTTTCTCTACAGTCCATTACCCTTCCCGTTCTTCGCCCTGAAGGAGGGGTATCAGAATTAATACCATATATTATAGAAAATAGTCAAAAAGATGATGCTCCCTTCTGTCTGTTTCCTGTGGCGGTCACTTGTAATCGTAAGAAAGATAATGACGTAGTTACCAATTATGCAGAATATATAAATAACTATCGCGATGGGTATTGGTGGAAAGCACGGACAGAAACATTTTTCATCAATGGAGAACCCGTAGAAGTTTCACTTCCTGAAGGATATGGAATAGTCCCATTTATAAAGATCAGTTATATATTAGAAACCATATTCTCCACATACGGATATACTGTCACCGAAAACCCATTTACTAACCACCACCAACTCGGTCGCCTGGTTGTTCTTAATAATGCAGCAGACTGCTGTGTAAAAGGAGAACTAAAATATGCTGACCTCATGCCTGACTGTACAATCAATGAATTCATGCAAGCCTTATGGTGCCGCTTTGGATTACTTTACTTTGTGGATGGAAATACTCGTGAGGTCAGACTTAAATTCATTCGTGACATTCTTAATTCCAAAGCTACTTCAGACTGGACATTACAGAAAGCGTCCAAACCAATTATCAACTTTGAAGCTCCCCAGCAATTAAAATTATCAGCCGCAACAAATGTGCGGGGGGAAGATCCAAGATGGACGGCAGCTCCTGCAGCTGATTCACTGGATAAATTTTTAAAGCCATACCATTATATTGTCACGACTAAAGCAAATGGCTATCTGACCTATTCCACAGAGAGCGGATTATATTATAAAACAGACAACATCACCGGACGTACAGAATTAGTGTCAACAGATTTCTTCCCCTGGGATCGCGGAGCTGATATGGCATACAAAGAGATTACCTCTATTGATGAGTTTTTACCTTCTGAAATAGAACGTTTTAAAGGAAACATATATAAATATATACGAGTTCCTTACTATCTTTTCGGTAAAGTACATCGATACACCACTATTTCCAGTTCCGATATTGAATTATCGGAGAAGCTAGACTATCAAACGCCCCTTGCATTTTGTTTTTCTTTCTTCGATACTAGAGAGCGAGTGACTTATGGTTCACAAATTTGCCTCGATATCTTTGGGAAACCAGTATTGAACAAACAAAATGGTCAAGCCTGTGAAATATCACTTCTATTTGTTGGTCAATATGGACTGTTTAATCATTTTTGGAAAGAGTATGATGCGATTCTTCGTCACGCAAACCATTATATAGAAACGGATATACATCTATCCACGCAACAATGCATGAATCCAGACTTCTCCTCTCCTATTCTGTTGGATGGCCAACGAATGTTACCCGATACCATCCGGTACTCGTTACCTAAAAATTCATCTTTCCCCGCAAGCGTTAAACTACGGACTATCAAATTACTCAAGCCGTTCAATTTAGAAGAAGAACAAACTGTCCCTATTGTGGACCAGAAATACAAGTGGGCGTTATTCGATAACAAAAATTCCGTTGTAGAAGCTGCAATAAAACCTCAAAGAGATGCCTGGAGAGATGAAGCAAACAGGGATGGTAATAGTTTGTATGATCTACAATATAAAAATGTGTCTACAGATACCGTAGATATAAAAGTACCTCTTTCAGTACCTACTGAAGAAGATTACAATAATAAAAAGGAGTATTTCATCAGGAAAATCAATTATAGCTTCGATTTATATTACCGAATCAGGTATTACCTCGGTACAACCCCAGATGGGCACATCCATTATGAGATAAGTGATTCGAGAGGAGGAGTACATTATGACCTGCAATATGATCAATCATTACGTGCTGAATTATTATAAAATGTCCTTTATATCTCACAGTATAACATACAATTTTGCAATATGAATACATCAGAAACAGTAATATCAACTATTCAATCAAATGATATTGGAAAGATGCTCATCACTTATCAGGAATATATGAAGAATACATCTATTACGTTTGATGACCTCTTTCTTTTTCTCTCTCACCCCACCGCTGATAGAGAAGAATTCCTACATAACTATTGTACCTGTAATTACCTGGTACAAGAACAAATTATCTCACCTAACTATCAAGTAAAATGAGTCTGACTGCAAACATATCACCCGCAAATATGGCATTGACTGGCAATCCCATCAAGTTGTCGATTAACAGCAGTTCTCTGGCCACTTATACCATCTTAGTAGGAGAACAAACAATATTTACCGGCAGTGGAGAGAGTAATTTCTTTGTTTTTATTCAAGACATACTTGCTGACATAGTACAACCGGCCCAATTATACAACGAATCAGAAGAGGTCCTGTTACAGGCAGAAGGTTGTTTTCACAATGTTACTATCAATGTATCCAATAGCGAGAAGAATAGTTTAACAATCTCCCTAAAAGTATTTATTGGAGGAATCAGCAAGAGAATGTTACGCCATCTCAATGATGAAAATAAAAATGTATTCATCTGGAAATTGATGAATCCGGAAGGTAATTTTTTCCAAACAACCCGTACTTCTGAAAGACTTATTACAATCCGAGAAACAGAACTCCTCCCAATTTCTTTCATTTACCCTGATAGTGGTATACTAAGAGTAATTGCGAATGGGATAGAAACCGTTTTAATAGGAGTAGCCGGAGAACCGGTTGGACTCAACTTATATCGTCTTCGGAAGCAACTTTTCGATGCTCACCATATTCTGGCCTCTATATTTGACATCTATGTAGGAGAAACCAAATCCTGCACAATTGTAATCACTCCCGGAACAATAAGTAGAGAAAGGTATCTCTTACAATTTCTTAATTCATACGGTTCTTACGAGCTAATCGAAATTACAGGTATTGGTAACATTAAGCGTGAAGCAGAAAAAGAAAATGCATTCAATAAGTATGATGAAGTTATAGATGACTATGTTGAATCATGGGAGAGACTATCCGGACGTGAGTCTATGACAGTAGAATCGGGATATCGCACAAATGACGAATTGATACATTTGATTGATATGCTATCTTCTGATGACATAAAACTCCTTGGACTGGACGGACGAAATATCAGAGTAAATGTAACAGCGGAAAATCTTACCAGAGCATCCCGGGCAACCGTTCCGGAGAGTATAAAGTTATCTCTACGTTTTGCAGATTCAGAACAGCGTTATACTGGTTCATTCACTGATGATGATTTAGGATCACCGCGAATACATACCGAACAATTCACCAAACAATTCAATTGATATGTCAGCACAACAGGACATCATAGATCAGCTGATAGACTATATCGACAAAGCTATTTTGAAGAATAGCGTCTCTAATCGGCATGTCGCGGCAGTATTATCTTTTTTGAATGAAACATTAAAAGAGATTAATAGCGGAAAATACATTCGTAAAGATCAGCCTGATAGTACTGAATTCTTATTGAAAGCTAATGGTGGCATCGAAGTAGGCAACTTCATAAACAACTTGATCTCTGGCACTGGCATTGGATTATTTAGTGATGGAAAAATACAAGCTTCTAGTATGGAGCTTAGAACTTCGCTCACCGTCTTAGAGTTAATCTTCAACCGCCTATCCGCTCAAGAAAGTGATACAGCCTTCTCCGAATCTGGAGTAATAGAAAGCATTGAATTATTAGGAGACGGAACCTACCGTCTACCTTTACGCAAACGTCATGCAACGGACTTCACAGCCTTCGACTGGAACGATATCATATACGGTTCTGTCAATGACCTGGCCACCGGAGGCGGTAACTACCGCACCTCATGGATGCGAGTAGTAGGAGTCAACACCGTAGACAACTACATTGAAGCAGTCCTCTATCCTGATTCAGAAGTACCGGGAGGTAAGAACTATCCACCTGAACCATTAATGGCCATTACCCGTAGAGGTAACACTTCGGATGAAGACCGGCAGAGTTATTGGTATATCTCCAGCTATGAGAAATGTATCTGCATGCTCGATGGAGTAACAAAACCTATCTTAGAAGAGAACAATTACTCTATCCTGATTGGTAAAATGAAACGTCTGTCTTTGTTCGACAATCTGCCGATCAACTACCGACAAAGTTATGTCTATTGCCGTGGCCTTATCCGTCAGGATGATATTCGCATAGATGTAACCGGCAAGCCTGTCTACGAGTTTGTCAACCGTGGAATCTGGAGTTTATCGGTGGCCACCTCTGAAGAACCATACCTTTTCGAATCAAAGAATCCTATAACGGGTGTCAATGAGACCAGTACCGTCTACCAGCGTGGTGCAAAATGGCAATGCCTAAAGTCCCGCACACTGCTAGAACCTAAATGGAACTCTACCGACTGGGCGTTCTTGGAAGGTAACGGAGAATACTCGATCGACTTTGAAAGCAGCAAAGGCTTTTCCTTCTTTTATGGCCTGATCGATACGGTAATAGAAGCAAAATTTTATCATGGCACAACCGACATCACGGAGGATGTAATGTCTATTCCCGGTACTGTAATCACATGGAGCAGAGATACGGGAATAGAATCGGAAGATAATGCCTGGTCGCCTAACTTCGCGGACAACAGAAAAAACAGGATTCATCTCATTACTCCCGATATGGGATCGCAGTGGCTAGATGCCCGGTCCGTCACATTTAAGATGACAGCTGTTATCCCACTCGGTGAAGAGCACTATTTGCGGGAATCCGAAGAATTACAATTTAATCTTTAATAATTATGCAAAAAAAAAGAATCATCAACGTACAAGTAAAGCCGCTTAACGCCAATTGTGGCATTAAGATTATTGGTGACGGCTCCTTCCAACAGAAGTATAGCCGCGACGATAACGCTTTCTATCCCTCTTATTCGGACATTCTGCCTTTGGTAGTGACAGTCGTTGTCAACCTGCAAGATCCTGATGGAGTAATTTCTTCCGGCCCGGCTACCCTTGACCGTATTGACTGGTATTTTAACGAGTACAAGCCATCTGCCAAAGTTTCTTCCAGCGATCCTAATTATAAGGTAACAACAATCGGAGATATTCCCGTATTAAAGGCAACACTCAATACTCCGGTAAGCAGACCTATCCTGCTCATTGGTGAAGCCTTCTATACAAACCCAAAGACCGGTCGTCAAGAATCGCAAATAGCACAACAGTTGCTTAGTACCGTCTATTACGAAGCTTCGCTGCTGTCTTTGATGGCGGATTCCCCTACAGAGGTAATTGTAGACCCGACGAAGATAGATGACAGCAACCCCACCAATTGGCAGGTTCAATTAAAAGCAATTCTAAAATCAGGCGAGTTAAAATTGTCATATGATAATGCCGTGTACTGGTGGTATGTCAAGGATGGGAAATATACCCGCTTGGTAACGAGCTCCGACACTTGGATGGTCACAACTCCAAATTCTGACGGTACCTGTCCACGTACGATCACCGTTGATGCCTCACGCATCAAGAACTTAAAATTGGAATGTCGTGCCGCTTACATAGGAAAAGGAGAAAAGAGACCATCGTCACCAACTAACGCCGCATTATTGGTACAGTACAATGTTCGTGTAGACCTTCCCGTGTTTCAGAACGCCAAGCAAATTCCCATTGCCGGGGCGTATATTACCGTCAAGGACATCAACACTGACAAGGTAATCAAATCCCGTTGTGAGATTACCGCTGGCGGACGTGTGATAGAGAATCCGGAGAAATACTACAACATCACTTGGAAAGCAACGAAAGCTGACGGAACCAGCTCGATTATCGGATACGGTGAATACATCGAAACGACTGTCAAGGCTCTAGGAATCACCTATACTAATCCGGTTGTTATTGAGCCTTCTGTAATGCCTAAAATCGGTTCTTGGAATGTAGAGGGTAGCGTTTACAGTGGTTTAGATGCTACTCCCAAATTCCAATTCGGAGTCAATCAGATTGCAGATAAATTAGGTGCATACCTGGTTAAATGCGAAGATGGTGTTAATGTTGAGATCATCGGCAAACTTAAAAATAACAACTGGATGCGGTTTGAAGACGGATCACTTGCTCCGACTACCATTAGTTCACCAGCAGAGGATAAAGGGTACAACATCATGTACGGCTGGACGCAGACAATTCATACGATTGAAAATGCAATAGTCGGCAGTGAGGTGGTAGCGTTGTTCAGTGAAGAACCATTCGAGTATAACGGAGTACAGTCAAGACCAATTCCCCCGACACTTATTTGTCCGGGATTGCCGGCAGTGGTAAACGGCAAATTCCGGTCCATGTATTTCAAATACAGAGCTGGTGAAGGCGGTGGAGACGGATTCTTAGGAATCAATGCGTTTAATAGACAGGGCATGACATATCCTAGAACAGTTTTAAGTCAATTGGCTACAAATGACTTTGCTGTAGCTCATAACGCTGATCCCACCAAGACAATTCCGTTCGCTCCACTGATGGACTGGCATTTGCTAAACATCACCAATGCATTGATGAATAAATTTGGTACAGTATATCTACATGATCCGAACAAGTTTGGAGGTGGAATTTCTAGCAACGTATCCGTAACTAGTGAAAATGCCACAAAAACCACCAATGTGGGATATAGAATGAACGAGTCAGACCCATGGACATATCAAACTATGGGAGAACAACCGCCTTTCTGCACTGACGATAAAGGAACAAAACGTAATTGGAGTAGCATCATATCTAATGACTGTCCTCGTATGGAATGTCTGGAAATCCAAATGGCTTTGTCTTATGCAGCAGAAAATGGTATACAGCCTGATAAAGATTTCTCTTTTAACGGTTATTCTTATAGATACCATAATGTATCCGGATGTAAAACTCTTCTTGAAGGAGAAATGAACGCTGTTCTCGTCAAATTTACTGCAATTCCAAAACTGTCAGCCTTTGATACAGCTGGTAATCCTATAACAATCAATGAAATCAGAATTAGACTTCAAACCTCCGCTGTCTATGGTATAGACTTGGTATCAGCGGACGTATTTCAATACGCCGGAGCCGGTATCGAAAAGGTAGCTACGATACAAGAAGATGGTAACCATCTAACCAAAGTATTTATCTGTCTCGATCAGTCCAAGTTGACACTTGATAAGACAGTAGAAAAAACAAGTGGTGATTTTGATTTTGAGTCTGTTTATCCCCAGGTTGGTGGATACAACATGGGGAGTTTAGGCTTTTTCACCAACTTGATGAGAGGCACTAGGATTGGTACTGGAAAAAAAGGAGGACTATCCAATAATACTTGCTATATGGATACAGGTAATGGTGTAGGTATTTCTCCTGTTGGGAAAAAAGTTCGCATGGGGCATCGTGTGCGTGGTTACGGTTTTTGGGCGGTCTGCTCCGCTCGCCTTTTTCATGCGAATACTCCGCTTTCATCTGCGACAGGATTCTTCGCCGGTGGCTTCCAAGTGCGCTTACCTGAAGGGACACCAAGTGCAATGACACAGAACACCAGTAACGAAAATGTAAATGAATAAATTATAAATCAAACCAATAACATTATGAATTACCTATTAGTCAAAAAAGCGCAGTTGGTAGAGAAGGATATCTACATAGACGCGCAGGAATTGAGTGACGGCCGTGCCGTACTTAGTATTAACGCAATGAAAGTAATCGGAAGCGACCTAAAGGATGTTGAGATTATCACACAGCAAACATTGGATAATCTGCTGCTGGAGGAAAAAACGAGAAGTAAAACCGTAAAGAAGTAAGGAGGACATACAATGAAAAAGATAAATGGAAGTTTTCAGTTATTTGCCCTGATGAATGGTGTGAATATCCGTGCACGTATGGGGATCATTAACGGACCACTTCGTCAGGAATATAAGAAAGGAACAAACATCTGTAGTCCCGACTGGGAGACATCGGCCAGCAAGCCGCTTGTTTACGCTCACCTGAACAGGGATGATAATGGTGCGGTATTGATTCCCACTACCGTAGACTTGTTTTATAACGGTGTCCAGATTGCATTTGGCGGTGACGGTCTAAGTACTACCGGAGCACTTGCTGGAGTATTCAAGAAATCAACCAAGACGGTCAATATCGGCGGTCGTGAATATCCGAATATGATCGTTTTTGAGATCGTGAAGAATATCGTGCCGGTATCCAACTACGATAACGATACGATCCTGCTGAAAGGCACGACAGAAGTAGGTGGCCAGTCTCTTGCATTTGACGCTATTTCTGAAACTGTCGAAATCGTTGAAACGGTAGGAAGCTCAACAACTCTATATCTGGATGGTGACACAGATGTAACTACGGATAGTCCGAAAGCTACGCTCAACGCCCATGTATTAATAGACGGCACGAGCCCTTCCGACTTATCAGCTTACACAGCTAAATGGTATAAGGTTGCGGGAGAAACTGCTACACTTGTGAAAAGTGGAGTCTGGACACTGGAGGTTAACGCATCAGACATTGACGGTACTGCGACTTATCGCTGTGATCTGCTACAAAAGGACGGTTCTACCGTTCTGGGAAGTACATACATTAATGTTAACGACTATACCGATCCTTACCGGGTGAACTTGTATGTGGATGGAATCACCGGCGAACAGATCAAGGAAGGTGAAACGGCTATCTACACCGCCAAGGTGGAGAAAGACGATGGTACGGAAGATACTACAGCTCAAACGACATTCATGGTAACGGACAATAGCGGTGCGAAGATTGATTCCTTATCAGGAGTGAAGAAAAGTATCAATGTTTCGTTTCAGGATGTAATTAATGCCGGTGGAGGTCTCTCCGGTTATGTAAGTGCAACTATAGTATCGTAATCATGACAAAGAAACTGTCTTCAAACTTATTCAAAGTTAGCGTAGCCCCGACCAGTGGGGCTGACGCTACTACTTATTGGCTGGTACCTTCTCCAACCCAAGTCAAGCGAAAAGCTGACGGAACACATTTACCGGAATATGTATCCTGTGAATGTTTCAGTAAAACCGGTAACGGAAATTCTGTATCCGGAAGCGGAACGATTAAGTTTGTGCTGACCTATAAAACAGGTAGTAATTCGGCTGAATTTGTATATGGGTCACGGATCATCGTCACTTCCGATATGGCGGCAATCTCATTCCGGTTATATGTAGGAGGTACACAGGTGGAC